AATCACGCAATTACTTTTGATGACACCGATACGGATATGCAACCAGATTTTGTCTGGATAAAAAATCGAGATCAATCGGATTCGCATTGTCTTTTTGATTCTGTGCGTGGGGCTACTAAAGTTTTACATTCAAATGATGAAACAGCAGAAGTCACCGATACCGATACGCTAGATTCTTTTACAAGCGATGGTTTTCAAGTCGATGCCGATGTTAAGGTTAATACTAATACAGAAGATTATGTTGCCTGTTGCTGGAAAATGGGAACGACATCTGGAATTACAACAGACGCTGGAGAAGGATCATATCATATTACTCCAGAAGCCTATTCATTTAATGCAACAGCTAAACAATCCATTATACGATTTGATGGAGATTCGCAGAATGATTCTACAGTTGCACACGGATTAGGTGTGGCTGCTAAATTTGTTATTGTTAAATGTCTGGATCAATCTGGTAGAGGTTGGGCGGTATTTCATAATAAAAATACATCAGCACCTGGAACAGATGTGCTGGAATTGGATAAAACTAATGCTACTTCTGATGATGCTGCTGCGTGGTATGATAAGGTTCCAACTGCAACGAACGTCTTTCTAGGAAATGGAAATGATACTAATGCAACAGATGAATATATTTTATATGCGTTTGCAGACGTACAAGGCTACAGCAAGTTTGGATCATTCGTAGGAAACGGAAATGCCGATGGAGCATTTGTCTATACTGGATTTCGTCCAGCTTTTGTAATGGCAAAATATGCTTCACCTGGTGGTGGTGTAGGAGATTGGAATATGTACGATAATAAAAGAAAAGGATATAATGATGAAAATGATTATCTTGCAGCTAACGCAACAAGTGCTGAAAATTCTTCCGATAACCAAGTAGATTTACTTTCTAATGGTTTTAAATGGAGAGCAACTGATTCTGACTCAAATGAAAGTGGCTCAACCTATGTCTATATGGCTTTTGCAGAAGCACCATTCGTCAATTCAAATGGAGTACCTTGTAACGCGAGATAATTATGCTACAAAAAATTAACATAGCCCCTGGATTTAACAAGCAAGTCACAGCCACTGGCGGAGAAGGCCAATGGGTGAGTGGTGACTATGTACGTTTTCGTTATGGTTCGCCTGAGAAAATAGGAGGATGGTCTCAACTCGGGGATAAAACCATTACCGGACGAAACACGGCACTACACCATTTCGTTAATGCCAGCGGGATTAAGTACGCCGCTTTAGGAACAAACCGATTTTTATATATCTATTCTGGAGGAGCTTTTTATGATATAACTCCTCTTAAAAGTACGACAACATTAACCAATGCCTTTACAACAACCAATGGATCAACAACTGTCACGATCACGTTTGCAAGCACTCATGGAATTAACAAAGGGGATATTATTCTTCTCGATAATTTTACTGCTATCACCGATTCTGATTTTAGTTCTGGTGATTTTGATGATTATAATTTCATGGTCACCACCGTACCAACCAGCACAACGATTACAGTCACAATGGGATCAGCGGAAAGTGGATCCGGAGCAACCACATCCGGAGGCATAAGGGTCAAGCATTATTATTCCATCGGTCCTGCCGTTGAAGAATCAGCAGCCGGCTGGGGCTTGGGGCTTTGGGGTGGTACTAAATTAGGAGTAGGAACATCCACTTTAGATGGAGCTTTGACGTCATCCTCAACCAGCATTGTACTCGATGACTCGGCCTCGTTTCCCGCTACGGGAACCGTGGTCATTGATGACGAGCGTATTGCTTATACCTCCAATACTGCCGGAACAGAAACTTTATCAGGACTTACAAGAGGATCCGATAATACCACAGCCGCATCTCACTCGGACGGAGCAACCGTTACTGATGCTTCAGATTATACCAAATGGGGTGCTTCGCAAACGGGAGATATTATTACGGCTCCCGGTGTCTGGACCCTTGACAATTATGGAAATAAACTCATTGCAACGATTACCGATGGTGCAACGTTTGAATGGAATTCCGATGCCGATAGCGCAACGTCGACAAGAGCTACGATTGTGGCAAATGCACCGACGGCCGTTGTACAAACTTTAGTATCCACACCCGACAGGCACTTAGTATTTTTGGGAACAGAAACCACAATTGGAACCACATCAACACAAGATGACATGTACATTAGATGGTCCGATCAAGAGAGCATTGATGCCTCAACCTCGTATACCCCTTCAGCAACCAATACCGCTGGAACACAAAGACTGGCCGACGGAACACGGATCGTGGCAGCGATTCGAGGTCGTGACGCCATTTATATTTGGACGGATACATCTTTATTCGTTATGAGATTTGTCGGAGCCCCGTTTGTATTTTCATTCCAGCAAGTGGGAACGAATTGTGGACTCATTGGTAAGAACGCAGCTGTCGAAGTTGATGGTGTAGCCTACTGGATGTCTGAAAATGGTTTCTTTAGATATACCGGTAAACTGGAATCCCTAGCGTGTTTGGTTGAAGATTATGTTTACGATGATATTAATACCATTCCTAAAAATCACATTTACGCAGGACTGAATAATCTCTTCGGAGAAGTGACGTGGTTCTATCCTGGAAGTGGTGCGGCATCGAATAACAGATCCGTCACTTATAACTACATGGACTCCACAGCAGAAAGACCCATATGGACGACGAGTTCTTTATCAAGATCCACGTGGTCTGATTCTCATATTTTTGGAAAACCCCATGCAACGGAATACGACTCATCAGCAACCAGTGATTCAACCGTAGGCAACACCGATGGTGTGACAACCTACTATGAACACGAAACAGGATCGAATCAAATTAAAGCAGGAGCCACGAGTGCCATTGCAGCCAGCATTCAGTCTGGTGATTTTGACATTGGTCAACAAGGCGCTACTATGGGTATAGGTAATGATGGTGAATATATGATGAAAATTAGACGAGTCATTCCTGATTTCTTGAGTCAAACTGGTGATGCAAGAGTGACGCTAAATTTAAAAAATTATCCAACGGATTCTGAAACGAGCTCTTCACTAGGGCCGTTTACAACGACAACCAGTACAACAAAAATAGATACCAGAGCAAGAGCTCGTGCTATAGCTTTAAAAGTAGATAATACAAGTACTACACAACACTGGAAGCTTGGAACTTTCAGATTAGATATTCAACCGGATGGAAGAAGATAATGGCTAGAATTGTACAAGCACTAACACAACCCGGAGAACAATACGATCAACAACTACAGCAATCCTTTGTGAGAGATGTGGATAGTATCGTACAAAAATTAAACTCAACGTTTCAACAAGATTTAAAAGATGAACTAGAAGCCGTAAACTTCTATTTAGCATAATGGCAAATACATTCGTCAATAAAAAAGCAGATTTAACCGGTACATCAGCAACGACCTTGTACACGGTACCCACAGCGGTAACGGCTGTGGTTAAGTCTATTCTTGTGTCTGATGACTCAGGATCCGGCAGCACGATTACCGTGACCTTAACCGACACCGATGACGCTGTTTTTAGCCTTTTTAACGTTAAATCCATCTCGGCTAACGCAACATCAGAACTGCTGTCAGCACCTTTAGTAGTCGCCGAAAGCGAAATTATTAAGGTTACTGCAGCGGCTGCAAACAGGCTTCATGTCGTACTTTCCGCGCTTGAAATTAAAAAACGGGACGTTACAACATAGTCTTGCTTTATTAGACTAAATTAAGTAAACATATAAACTCAGGTGAAATCCCTGCCTTTTTAAGATAACCAGAAACATTATTATGGCGATAACTAGAGCACAAATGCGCAGACAATTACGTAGAAATGGTGGCATCATGAATGCCGTTCCCAGACAAGGATATTTTTTAGGAAGCATTGGTCGAGCTATCGGCAAAGCTGTAGGTAAAGTTGGCGACGTTGCAAAACAAGTTGTTAAAAGTCCCGTCGGTAAAGCTGCACTTTTAGGTTTAGGAGCGTATGGCCTGGGTGGTGGTTTTGGACCAGGAGGTTTTGGATTTGGAAACATCGGACCGAGCATAGGTCGAGGTTTAGGCTCGTTGAGAAGTGGATTATTTGGTGCTGTATCACCAAATCTAAGAGCAGCAGGTATGCCATCTTTTTTAGGTGAAACAGGTTTTACTAGTACTAAAGGAATTTTAGGAAAATTAGGTTTAACAGGAGGCGGAGGCAAAATGATGCCTACTGCTTTAGGAATGATTAGTAGTGCAAGTTTACTTGGCTATTTTGTACAGAAGGGTGCAACGGAAGAAGAAGCAAAGGAACTGGCACAAGACGTGTATCGAGGTAAAGGTTTAGGATTAGATCAAATCCGAGCCGACATTGCTAAATATAAATCAGGAGAATTCGACTACCCGGCAATGACACAAAGAGGATATGACTTTTTAACGCCGAGACCTTACCTTGCAGCCCAAGGCGGAAGAGTGGGTTTATACGCGGGAACTCCAGAAGAAGGAATTAAAAGTTTAGAAGCAGGTGCATCTCCTATTACCGTAGAAGGGGATGTAAGACCAGAAAATATGAAGGTGGCTAGCAATTACAATAATCCTAGTGATGATTATATTATAGATATGGAAGAATCTATGGCCATATTTCAGATGTATCCTCAAGACTTATCCGAACAACAACAAATACATTTATATGGTTATAAAAAATATGCCCAAGGCGGAAGAGTAGGTTTATACGCGGGAACGCAAAAGAAAAAGAAAACAAAAAGCAAGGCACCCGGACCACATAAAAAAACAGATTTAGAATTATTAAAAGAAACTTATCCAACCTTATTCAGCGACACCACAACAAGCATTGAAGGAGCACCTCAGAAAAAGAAATATACCAAAGGCAGAGCTCAAGGAGGAAGAATCGGAAAATTCGGTGGAGGTATAGGAACAGTGATGCCAAGAATACCGACGGGAATGCCAAGAGTGAACGCCGGTGGAATTAGTGAATTAGATTATAGACAAGAAGGAGGCTACGTGCCAATGGGAGTAAAAGAAAAAGCAGATGACGTTCCAGCAATGTTATCTAAAAATGAATTCGTCATGACCGCAGACGCTGTTAAAGGCGCAGGCGGAGGAAGCGTTGAAAAAGGAGCACAAAGAATGTATGATACCATGAAACGATTAGAAGGAAGAGTAGCATAATGCCAGAAACTATAACACGAACACTACCCGCACAGTTTATTGAAGATATTGGACAAGACTACGCCAAACAACTTGCGGCGTTAACTCAGCTACCGGTAAAAACAGAAGCCTTTGCGCCAACCGTTGCGGCACAAGATCCCTACCAAACGGCAGCTTATACACAAGCCGTGGATCCCACTGCAGGCTTGGGAGCTTACCAACCGTATTTAACGAAAGCAGGAGAAGCAGCAACAGCTGCAACAGGATTAACCGGACCGATGACCTCGGCTCAAACAACAGCTTACATGTCTCCGTACCAACAGGCAGTTATCGATGCGACATTAGGAGAA